AGACTTATCATTTTGCTCTAAGATATTCCTAGCCCCAATCATCGCTAGGAACTGTGACATCCAGCCATCATTTCACTTCTTTAATAATAAGAACATATTTACATAATCTTTTTTAAATATTTGAACAAACTTTCTTTGGTGTCAAAGTATTCGACACATACCTTTACTATTTTTAATTCGTCTTCTCTCTCGTTCTCATTGGCCTCTGGTAATTTAGATCGGATTGATTTAATCGTCATCGCTCTTCCTCTTCCTCTGATTCTTCTTCCTCTCCACAATCTCCACATCCATTTTCACGGGCGTATTGAAGGCATTCAGGATCTAAGTTTTCATCATATTTACAAATCGCACTATGAGTCCACAAGCCTCCGTTTTCACGACTCCATTTAAACCATTCTACATTTCCATCTGTTAATGACAGACGTAAAATGGAACCAACAGCTCGTTTACTTGGATTAGAGGCCTTAGCACACTCTAGATGATCATTCTGATATGCTGAAAATAAATTATTTGAACAACAACATTCATACTGGAAATCTTTTTGTAATATTTTTGGAAGCGATTCAATAGAAACATCATTTGAATGAATGACATTTCTACATAATCGTTTCAGATCAGTTGGTTTGGACACAGCCATTTTGACACGTACTGTAAAAAACACTGAGAACAATAAAAACACTGAGAAAACTGTAATAAAACAGTAAGGATTTTTCTATATTTTTTAGCATAATCAGAATCAAATTTTGAATTAGATTCGTTTAAAGACTTTACTTTTAGTTTATCTTTTTGTTACAAAATGACATTAAGTTATTCAGGAATCGTGAATTATGGTAAAACCACACTTCCGTCTGTGGAGTCGTGGGGTACCAATATGAATATATTGAGAGATCCTCCTAAATCTGTCCATACACGCAAAATAGACAAAGTTGGGCAGACATCGGCCATTACAAGTGCTATTGATGAAAGTTCGGATAGGACATCTGAAGCAATTAATTACTATGCTAGGGGTCAAAATCCTATGGTTTCAGTTTCGTATGGTCAAGGACAACAAAAAAGTTCTAATATTAGTGGATCTGATTCGTACCTTCCATACAGAATTATCAGAGATGGTGCTTTCAGGCCACCAATATTCAGACAAGAAGATTTACTACCAATCTCTAGAATGCCAAGGATTTGGACAAATGTAAGCACTCAACCATATTTACCTATATTTACAATGAGAATCAATAATTGCGGAACATCTGAGAACACACGTGAGGTAAAAGAACATATACTCAAAACATCTTGTATGACTTCTAAGACACTGGCGGTATATCCTAATACTAATCAACCAGATATGAAACCTGGTATTATTAAAAATATCACAGCATCGAATGTACAAGCTGCAATGTCATCTGAATTAAATAATTCAGAATATCTTCAAAAAATAAATGCTGATCCAATACTATTACGTCCATCACGTCCAATTACAAATGGTTATACTAATCCTCATATGATTAAAGAAATTCCAATGGTTATGAATAATATTACACTTTCCAATAATCGTCCAATTGCAAATGGTCATACTAATCCTCATATGATTAAAGAAATTCCAATGGTTATGAATAATATTACACTTTCCAATAATCGTCCAATTGCAAATGTATTAACGAATTTTTCAGCACCATCATTATCTGGTGCAAGTGGTAGCCAGGAATATACACGACTAGCCGAAAGAGCATCACGTGGAGGATTTGTTGGGTGTAAATCTATTCCCAGTGTAAAAATGAATTATCCTTCAAAAATTCTTAAGATGAGATAATATGAAAATGCCATATGGTTAAATATTGATTAATACAAGAAAATGACATACTTTAAGTGTATTTGTTGTAAATTTTATACATGGGATTATTGTCCAAAATATTATCCTAAACAAAAACCACGTGCTAGTGCAGGAGGAATTCTCATTAGTCATGGTCGAGTACTAATAGTACAATCACATGGAAAAAAATGGGGTTTTCCAAAGGGAGGTTTTGAAGAAAAAGAAGATTCTTTAGAGTGTGCAATGAGGGAGGTTCATGAGGAAACATCATTAAAAATATGGTTTACGAGGGAAGATTCTAGTGTAAAATATGGTCGTACAACTTTTTACATACAATATATTCAAGATAGACCAAAAATTAACTTACAATACATTCGAAAACCTGGAAACGATTGTACAGGTATAGGATGGATTCGTTTATCATGTCTTAAAAAATTAAATTCTAATATACAATTAAATTCAGGACTTCGTAAATTCATAGATCAGTATATGCCATCATAAAAAATTTTATATCGTTAGATATAAAATTTTTTCTCATAACTATTTTATTGTAAAATAATTGAATTTATACACTTATCGGCATGGATTATAATAAGTTCAATAATGAATCATACTCTAATTTACGACCCCTCGTGTTCAAGTGTTGCAAGTGTCAAAGCAAAGGTTCTTCAAAATAAGGGAACCGTTGGATATGTTTTTGACGGTTTAATATATTATAAAAGTGGAAACAGAGTACTTAGTTATGAAATCCCAAAAGATGCTGTTAATGAATGCTTCAATCGAAATCAAAATGACGAAATTGAAACGAGTATTTACGATTTAATAAGGATTTTTAGTGAAAAATTAAAGGACATTTCAAATTATGAGTTAGAAATACTTTCAACTAATCAGAAGATAAAAATTCCAATAGTAAAAGAAAGTATTTGTATTTTTTCTGTTTCTAATCGAGAAAATACAAATACTTATTTTGATTTGTGTGTGTACAATAAGCATTCAGTTATATGTTACAATAAAAGATCGATGACCAATTTTTCACATAGTGGTGACACATATGTGCCGGATGTACCTTCAAGACTTCTTCACAGTATAAAATGTAGTAATGATGGTGAGACAAATGAGGAATTTTATCTAACTGTAACAGGGTACAATAAAATACCATTACATAAATTTTCTACACAAACACCTTCAGTATGTTTAGTGAATCATGTAACAAGAACAACATATATTATACCATGTCCTTTAGACATTTTATCAATGGGTAAAGATGGGGTATTTGCTATACTGGCAAAAGGGTCTATTAACAGGAATACATTTGAATTCACAATTTTGCCTAAACCAGTTGTAAAAGCAGATGTTAATACTGGAGGTCAATCAGATGATGTTATGCGCGCTCTTGATGAAGCTTCGGAAATGAATGTGATAGGATTAGTACCGGAATATTCAATAGAAGAAGATGAGGAATTTATTATGAATTTCAATGATCTTGAAATAGAATCGGAATCTTTACATAGCATTGAAAACATGGTAGTGGTGCAAGATTCATACGAAGTTCCATTTGAGCTGAGAAATGCAGAGTGTTACTATTTCGGTTCCACTATTTCTAGAGAAGATGAAAAATCAGATGTGGTGTTACCTATTGCAGGTTGTTCACCAGTTATTGGTGATAATGTACTGGTTTTGGCCAAGAAACCAAAAGTAGAAAATTTCAAAAATCATTTGTTATCAGCAAAGAATGTATTCATTGTCGTCGGACAAGAAATGCAAAATTCCCTTATTGATAAATGCCAATATAAAGTAAATGCTATTTTCATTGTGATTTCTAAATTACCTCTTTTGAATGAACCAATCACTAACCAATTAGATTCAATTTGTATAAACGCCGTAACTGCAATGGCAGGTCCGTGTTCACTTGTGCTTGTATTAATAAATAATCGTTATTATTTTTATAGAGGTGTTAATTGGAAAGGTTTCATTGCAAATTCAAACTATGGACGAGATGTAACTAGATATATGGAAGATATCGAGACCTTAAATTCTTTACAATTTCCGTGGCCTACAATAGCAGATATGAATGAAGTATATTACAATGATCTTCCGTTACCTATCAGTGAGGCCGAAAATATCGATTATAGTGATCATCAGAACCTATATGATTTGGTGTGTCAATTACAGGTTATAATGTCACCTGAAGCATTAAAAGGGATTCTATCAAAAATACTCACTATGTTAAATAAGAAAGACAAAGAAATTCGAACACATCCACAGTTAAAAGAAATGATTGCGTTAGGTTTATTCAGGGATGTTAAAACCTTGATCGAATATCAAAGAAACGTGTATAAAAATGTAGTTACAATGCTTCATAATGCAGTTTCACTGAAAAAATCATCAGGGGGAAAACATAATATCCAACAGCTCATGAGGAAAGAAGCAATTGCTACAAATGTTGAAGAGGCTACCAAAAAATCTATTTCTGATTTGATATTCGAAAAATGTACAGGATTAGGAACAATTGCATGCGCGATAGATAATGTAACAACTCGTTCTCTTTTCTCACATCTGAAAACTAACACATTACACAATTGGTTGCAAAACAGGGAGACTAAGTATTTAACAAATGTGATGGAATTATGTCCTCGTATTTGTATTTTGGATGGAATAACAACCAGTGCTTTACTGGAAAATGATTGCGATGATACTTCTTACATATGTCCTAGTCTTTCAATTAAGAATATTTATGACTACGGATCACATGAATCGATAATGTTTTTACCTCTTCAGCAAGTAAAACATATTGACCCATATACAGTTTCATGGCCTAATGAAGCAAATGATCCAGATGTAGCTTTGTTGAGAATTAAAATGAGAAGTATTATAGCCGAAGCTGTCGAAGATGGTTTCTCTCCAGCTAATAAGGAAATTAATTACACGATAATATATTTCTATTTTTGTATATTAGAAAAGCTTACAGCAAATGTTACTAATATTGGTAATGAGGAAAGTACAGTTCGTGACATTTCTCGTGCTATCATTTGGGCAATCTTGTGTGCTGCATCAAGCGGTCAATCACCATTACCATTGTATCAAATTGTTTCATATAACGCACCAATAACAGTACCTTCAGAATCTATTTGGTGGATGTATTTCAAAATAAGAACCTTGTTCAAATACACTGGTTGGGATGAAACAACCATAGATAAAAAATTCAAACAATTTATGATTAAATGTGTCCGAAAATATGTTGTGGATCCAGTCACTAGCAAATTGCGTGAGACTAATTCTCAACGGAGAGTAATTGAGAACTGTGCATCGTGGAATAAAAAGAATCATGAATTGGAATGGCTGAGAACCACAATCCCGCTTATTCAAAATAATGAGATGCCGCCTCCATATAATGAAGAAAAAATAATGCGTGGTACTGCAATCATAAATAAATATCTCAGACAGGAAGCAGGAAAATCAAGAAAAGAATATGTACTTGAAGTGTGTGATGCGATAGTTAAGAAACGATCAAGGATTAATTGGAAAATCTATGTACCGAAGGACGTGACTGGTGTCGAGACTATTGATAAAAGGGTCAATCTTCAAAATCTTCCAGAAAAGGATCAGTTTCAGTTTGGTTCAGTAATGAGGCAAATAGTGTCAGTTTTATACGAAAATCATATGGACATCGTACGATCTGAAGAATTAGCTTTAGCTTTACTTTCTTAAAAATACCTTAAAAATACCTTAAAAATACCTTAAAAAAATTCATTATCGAAAGATAATGAATTAAAATAAGAGTTAGGGAATATCAATGAACATAAAAATGAATAAATACGATACCCTTATTCTGTCCGGTAATGCAACAAATGCAATAGTAACATTAGGAGCTCTTCAGTATCTCTATGATAATAAATATATTGACAGAATTAATACATATATAGGTACTTCTTCAGGAGCCATTCTTTCACTTCTTTTGTTGATTGGTTATGAACCTATAGAAATTCTTGCATATTTATGCGTTGAAAAAGTATATAAGACAGTTGGTCAAATAAATATATCTAATATGCTCCTTATGGGGAAACCGCTCATGGATTTTGAACCTATTGAAAATTGTATAGAACAGTTAATCATAGATAAATTAGGATATATTCCTACAATGCAATCAATTGAAAATTGGAGTAATAAAAAGCTTATTTTTACTACGTATAATTTGACAGATGAATGTCGTGAATACATTTCCTCAGATACATACCCAAATTTACCAGTTATTAACGCCATTCGTATGAGCAGTAATTATCCACTTGTATTTGAACCTTACGTATATGAAAATAAATCATACTTAGATGGTGGAATAGTTGATAATTTTGCAATTGAATATGGTGAAAGTCTTGGTGGAAAATGTTTAGGTATTATGACAAATAATCCTCATCGTAAATATAATAACGAATTTAGTAACATTGAATTAATATGGAAAATCTTTCAAATATTTAAAACAACTGTAACAAATGATAAGATTGATAGAACAAAAGTAGATACCATTAAGCTTAATTATAAGTGTAACTTTTTTAATTTCGATACAACCAATAAAGAACTAATTGAAATGTTTGATATAGGTCATGAATTATGTAAATACAGTAATCTCTGGAAAAACACGGATCAGATGTGTATGTAAAATGCTTTGTGATGTTTACAATCTATGAATAAATGAAAGATACATTATTTGCACTTACAAACATCATACAATTCGGTGTTGTAATAAATGTAATTACGCCTCCGATTACATGCTATACATCGTGCATAGCATCAACAATGATAGGATTAATGATTTTACCATGTTTTATGACAATGAATCATATTGTAAAGAAGCAAATAAATTGGATATGTAAAAGTATCTCAATAATCATAATGACATTCGTGCCATTATTAGTCTCTTTTGGGGCAAATTTTGCTCTTGATTATTGTTATGATGAAAATTGGTTTGTATGGTCTATTCAAGGAGCCGCGATACCTGGAATGTTTTGGTCTACCTACAGAATGTTTTTTAACAATTGATTTACTTAAATCTTCAAGTAAGAAAAGATGGATAAAAAACAATCTACCTCTTCGAATGGTTCCTCAAATGGTTCCTCAAATGGTTCATCAAATGGTTCATCAAATGGTTCATCAAATGGTTCATCAAAGAAACCTATTCAATCATCACATATTTCTTCGACAACAACTAAAACACAAGATATGAATCCTATATTATCATATCTTTTAAATAAAAAATAAAACCTGAATAATTTTAATTATTGGTCAATAATAATTGATTTTTCTGTTGAAAAATCATTCAATTTTTTAAAATAATCATGACACCTCAAACGATTTTATTTCAAGGAGAGAATGTATACATTCTAAAGGAGCTCATTGAATATGATAGGGCCTTTTTCGTTGGATGTATCAAAAATCCTAGGAGTGCAATTGTAAATAAAAATATACCTTCTGACCAATACTGGTATGCCTCATATAGTAAACGAACTAATATATGGTCTTTATCTCACGCTGGAGCAACGAAAGCAAACCTACTTATATCAGAAAAATGGGTACATGAAAACGTTCCTAAATATACAGGAAATTTCGATGTATACAAATATAAACCATTACCTCAATTATTGTTACTGACGGAAGAAGAAAAATTTAGAGATTTTGAAGGTAACATATATGAGGTTCAGGTAAGAGGTGAGAAAACAAAAGAAGCTATTAGATTTAAATGTTATGATATTTTAGAATTATTTAAAATGAAAAATGACAATATACGACATTCCTTAGACAAAACAGATTATGAAGTGTTCGCTAATTCATGTGATGATATTGTTAAGGTTTGTTCGGATGGTTCGGTCTTTAAGACCGAACCATCCGAACAATCCTTGGTTTGTTCTGATGCAAGCGATGTAAATAATCATGATATAATAAACAGAAGAGACAGACAAGCAGTTATGTTTCTGACCTACAATGGTTTACTAAAAACCATTTTCTCTTCTCGATCCAACGTTGCTTACCGCTTTCAGGATTGGGCGACGAATATTATTTATGCCGCTCAGTTTGGTACAACACCCGAAAGAATTGATGCAGCATGTGATATAATAGGTATTAACGCTCAGTTAGTAAGAAATGTACTAAGTACTTGTATTTCTACCATGCCCTGCGTTTACTTATTCAATGTAGGAAAAATTTCTGAGCTTAGAAAACATTATGAGGAATTAAAACCATACAAAAATGGATTTCTTTTCAAATGGGGTAGAACCAATAATCTCAAAAGAAGGACTGGAGAACATATTAAAAATTATGGTAATCTAATATCCAGTACATTACAATTGAAGTATTTTTCGCCTGTTGATAATATGTATGAAGTAGATGCAGAAAATGAGATTAGACAATATTTTCATAGTAATGCAATCTCATTTAAAAATCACAAAGAACTAATAATATTAGAGAGAACAGAAATAGCTGATGCTCGTAAATTTTATGAAGAGGTGTATGAAAAATTTAGTTCTGAAGTGGATAAATTATTGGGTAGAAAGAAAGAATTAGAACATAATGCTGAATATACAAAAGAAATAATTAAATGCAAGAACGAGAGAATACATCAGCTGAATCAAGAATGTGCTTGGTTACGTAGTGAAATGATTTCTTTCCAAGAACGTGAGAAAAAATATAAAGAAGAATTATCTAAGATGATGGAACAGCTTACACTCTCTCAAAAATTGCATGAAGAAACAATAAAATCACATCAGCAAACTATGGAAGAACTTACACTCTCTCAAAAATCGCATCAAGAAACAATAAAATCGCATCAAGAAACAATAAAATCGCATCAAGAAACAATAAAGCAGCTTACAACATCAGAAGAGAACTATAGAAAATGTCAAGATGTATTATGTGAGATAGCATTGTTAACACCAGACGAACGTAATAAATTACATAATTTAGTTAAAACTACTCGTATTAAATTAGATCCATTTTTGGGATAATGGATCTTTAATTTTTTCTATACTTTTCAGTATAGAAAACAAATCCTGATGCAAGCGATGTAAATAATCATGATATAATAAACAGAAGAGACATACAAGCAGTTATGTTTCTGACCTACAATGGTTTACTAAAAATTTTGGCACAACTAAAGAATATATCGTCTAATAGTATCTTGTTCATTTGCATTAAGCATGTTAGCAAGAGTATTATCAATCGTTACTTCTTTATGCTTAGGAGAGGATGGATCCATCACAATTAAATTCATACCATTTGTATATTTATTTGGCATACTAGGTAATGCACAAAGAATATCTTTCGTTGTTCTATATTGTAAATTAGAATACAAATCATCTTTGAAACTATTGATCAATATAACATTTTCATACAAAAAATTATTGAACGCATCCCCCATAATTTTTATGCATTTTCTCAATTCCTTTATATTTTTAATCTTAGGATAACGATGTTTAATTAATTTATACATTTCAATATTGGCATCATAATAAGGAATTAAAACCAATTCCTTGAAAAATAATTGTTCCTCACGTGTATTCCTAATGATCGGTTCTACATATTTTTTCCAATTAATTGCTAGCATACATGTAGCTTTTCCAAATGACGGTGTATCAGGAATAATCTCAGTAACTGGAATAGTAATCTCATATTGAAGTAATTCTATGATCCAAACGAAATTATCATCTTTAAAAATACCTTGATCCGCTCTTTGGAGTATGTCAGGTAATTGATTTTTTAGTCCATTAATTATGTCTGGAAACATCGATTCAGTATTATACCAGCCGTTACCAGCCAAATTTAATGGACTAAATATTGATTGAATATCTTTTATAAACTGTTCTATCACCAAGCATGTTGATTTATATTGTTTATTGAAAAATCTACGCGTACAAGATTTAAAACCTTGAATTAGTGTCTGGAGATCATTACTAACAGTTGTTAAAAGAAGACGGCTATCTACTATAGGATCTGACATAAAAGTAGTATAACCTTCTTTGGAAAAGACACATGGAGTTTTATAACGTGTATTAGGTACATGAGCCATTCCAAAATCAATAATAACAGGTGTTAATCCATATGTTCTAATAGGTATTATTATGTCACCAAATTTATACACATGTACATCATATTGAGTATCTGAAATCATCGTATTATCTGCATGAAGATCATAATGTGTTATACCTAATTCCTCAAACATAACGATTGCAGCTAATGTCTGCCGTATACAATTGAGTAAAGCGTTTGGATGATGTGATGCCTCATGTACGAGATTAGCTAGAGAATCATTCCTATGATTATTAATTATGTCTTTAAAAAAAAGACAATAACGACGTTCTCCTATTTGAATTGGTTTCTTTTCCAAGACCTCACAGAAATGAATACAATTAAGTTTCTTCAAATGATTCCACACCTCTTCCTCAAGCTCTATTACAAAATCAATATGTTTAGATACCTTCATGACAGCAGCTTGATTGTGCCACATACATTTAAATACGGCGCCTTGAACACCTTGATCTTTCTCATTAATTGGGCTTACGCCTTCAAAAATATCATTATTATAGTTGTATATCTTTGAATCCATTTTATGTTTTCTTATAACCATCCTAATTCACAAGTAATTTAATCATCTTCGTTTCTTACAAGAGACCTGGAACTATTAAGTATTTTAATACTTCGCAGTATTAAAACAAATGTCTCCGTTTTATATACTCCCAGCCCCATCACTCGCTGGAAATTGTGACATACATCCATAAGTACTAAAAATAGGTACTAAAAATAGGTACTAAAGATAAACACTTACACTAGGTACTAAAGATAAGTACTAAAGATAAACACTTACATTAGGTACTAAAGATAAGTACTAAAGATAAACACTTACACTAGGTACTAAAGATAGGTACTAAAGATAAACACTTACACTATACTATACTAAACAAACCTCTAATATTCTTGAAATGTAGTCTTATCATTAGTTCCATTATTGTACATATATACAGTATCTGTCCCTATCATTCTCAAATAATTACCAGTCATTTCAAACATGTACTCTCCTGCCAGATGACTGTCTCCGTGAATACAAAAAGGATCTAAAATTAAAACATATCCTTTCTTAATCTTTACACCAATGAGAGACAGTGTTCTTGATTCAGCTTCACCATCAGAAGTGTCATCACCATCAGAAGTGTCATCACCATCAGAAGTGTCATCACCATCAACCCATCTTCCAAGAATTACAAATCCTGACTGATTTTCGGCATTAGGATCCAAAGCAATTGTTTGTATAAACGAATGTCTTTCTAGAAAATGACCAGGTCCGTCAGGACCTACCACATGTGTTGCGTAATCTTGAGAATAATTATAAGTTACTTGATACAGTCTGCTTTGAGGAGTAGAAATGTTATAACTTACACAATCTGATGGTACATATTTGGCCAAGTAAGGGTTCAGATTGCTTCGTTCAGGATGTCTGAGGATGCGAATAGGAACTTTTTTCTTGTTTTGATTATGTAAATAAAGTCTTCCAGATCGAGGAAACAAATTGTACTTATTCTCAGGACGATCAACATATTTACCGAGTATTCTGTCCCAAATAACGCGTAGAAGCGATCTTTTATCTGTCTTCCATGTCACCTTTAAAAATGTCTGTTCTTCGGCAGTTATCTGATATTGTGGAGTGGTATCCAAGAGCGATCGATTATTGCTCGGATATTTTATTCCATGATATCGTACAGGTCCTACTAGTTTTCCATCTCTGTTCACGTTAAGATTGAGCAAAGCCCAGAATGTTCGCGGTGATTTCATTATCGAAATTTCTTTATTGTTTGTATCACAGGTAATACTACTATCACCATGTCCAAAGACCGTATAATTATTCTGTTCCGTCATTGTTAGTCGTAATTTATTATCTTTTTACTTATCCTTAAAATTCAATTATCCTCAGAAGCTGAGGGTCACTATAAGTATTTAATACATATATTCTTTTTTGGTTAGCATTCCGCTAACCAGTAAAATCACAACAACTATAAGAAGCACAACCACAGCAACGATCCAAGGCGTACTTAAATACTCTTTAATTTTATTCATAACACCGCCATCAGTTCCATACAATAAATCGGTACCCGTATATCCTTGTGGAAGTAACGGTGTTCTATTTGTAAATCTTTGCGACATATCGGAATAAGCTTCTTGAGGAAAAGAAGATTGATTATATGGACTATTCTTGAAATACATTTTTTGGTAACATAGGAAAATATTTGAACATTATGATCGATATATAATAATAATAAATAGCATTATAATTACTAATAATGAAGCAAGTTCAAATTTATATCTCTGAAAAAATGTTTGAGACTCGGGGTTAGGAGGATTCGAATTAGGAGGATTCGAATTAATTGGATCAGATTTTCCGTAACATACTATATCATTTTTAACATCATCAATGTTGATGTTACCATCGTCAACAATATTAAACAACACGTCACATATATTGGTAGGACATCCTTTAGGATTTACCAGGTCAGTTGGAACCATATATTTACTTGATTTGTTAGCACATGGTAAATACCAACAACCATCATTGATTACATGGGCACCCTTCATAACTGAATATGATTTATTTTCTGTTCTATTAACACATTTACAATCATCTGTATTATGATGTGAGCAGTAATTTTGCATTGTTGCATCCTTTACATGAGGTGCTTGTTCTTCAAACCATGATCTACAATAATCACCTCCATCTCCTGTAGATTTCAAACGACTACATTCACTCATCCCTTCAGGACATGTCGTCACTTTTTGTGTACAATATTTAGATATTACATCATTATTCTCTCCGAATTTTTCTTCAAAAGCAGTTAATTGAGATCTTGTATCTATTGCATCAAAATTATAAGTGCATTTCAGATTGGGTGCTTTTTTATCCCAACCAAAACTGAGGATTGGATCTAATCCTTTGGAACTAAATCCTATATTGCATTCTTCTCGATCTGGAGGTACACATTGTGGTTGTGGAAGACAAAATCCACCACAACAATCAACCTTACCTACTTCCCAATCTGATATGTTGTCAGATTTATGACAATTTTTTAAAGTACTAAAAATTGAACAACTACCACATGAACATGATCCTGAACCCGGTTCATATAAATGATCACGTTTTGTTTGGACCGCTCGGGCGACTATATGTTCTCCCATGTTTTACTAAGATGTGAATTTTATATGAAAATATTCATATAAAATTAAATTAATCTATTAGTACTATTAGGATCTTTGGTATGGTCTAATTGATTAATTGTTTCAAAGACTGAAATTCATTTATTATCCTTAAATATTTTCTTTAATTTATTCAAATCTTCCACGATTATATCATCAAACATTAGTTTCATATTCTCCTCAAAATATTCTTTATATAATACAGGATAATCATAGTGACGAATATGATTAAAAAAGTCATATTCAGTAGGTATTAAGCATGATTTATTTTTTATAACAGTAATTAAGAATTGATTGAATAAAGAGTGATTGCTAATGAAAGTTATATTATACATGATATTTATGAAAGCATCATAATGGTAATTCAAAGATGCTATCCAAAAACCATACGAAAATTTGTTTGATCCGTAATATTCATAATAAAATATCCTAAATATTTTTATCATATACGTTGTTAAGGCCGTTATCATATTCTCCGTGAACATCCATAATTTATTGTCTAATACCCACAACCTTGAACCATCTTCATTAATACATTTTAAATTGTAAAAAGACCATGGTGATTTTGAATCTAACATCAAGTAACCAATTGAATTGTTTCGATAAGGTCCAACTAGTCCATGTTCTATAACTATATTTAGAGGAACACACATGAGGGATGGTATACAACAATGTTTTATAATGTCGTTAAAATTAAAAACTTTCAATTCTGGTGGTTTCATGTAACTTCTGATTTCTATTTCTCTAATTAATCTATTAGAATCTTCGTATGTTAAAGGACCTTTTATTTGAGTAAGTGATTTTCTGCACAATATTAATCTCACATCATTTACAGATAAATTTTTCAAAATGCGTGTATAAGATTTACCAGCATTCGTTAATCTTATTATATTATGGTTCAGTATTTTCTTATATTCACATATATTAACCACTCCAAGTAACGCGTTTCGTGTAATTTTCAATGAGTTCCATAATTCATCATCATCATCGTCACATATTTCATCGAGTATTGTATCAACTGTGTCATAACATGATGTTTTAAAATTTTCCAATGTAGCAGTTTCCAGATTAAACGCAAAACATTTAGAAATATTTTTAATTTCTTGCGTTATCATTTGCATGGTCATATTCGAAAAATATTCGCATTGTTTTTGAACATATTCTTGATGATGACTAATTTTATCAGCTTCTGAATAAATATCAGGTGCATTCTTGAAACCAACAGGAATATTAGAACGATCGATATTAAAATCATTCCCACTTCCTAAAAGAATATTTAAAAGTGAACCAGTATTTGGTTCTTTACCTTCAAGTATTGATTTTTTCTTAATGATACCCAAAAGAGTACCAATTTTGATAACGTCCATATCGACTATGTTGATCGGAATCCCTGTAGCTAATGAAGACGCTTCATGAGTAATACGATTCTTTTCTTTTCTTTCTATCCTTCGTTTCATTTCTTCATCAAGCTTTCTTAATTTTTCGATCTGTTCAACAGTTAATTTCAAAGACATCTTTTTTTTACCAGCGAAGGTGTTTAGATCGATCATATGTTGGATTATTTATAGTAATATAAAATGGATATATGTGATAAATGGAAACTGAATAAATTAGTTAATCCTAGAACTGGTCGAAGTATAAAACCAACAGGAAAAGTTTACGCCGCCTTAAAAACAGAATGTT